CCGTGATGACCGTCAGGTTGGTCTGGGTGCCGCCGACCAGAAAGTGAACATCCGCTTCGGGAGCGGCGCAGACCGTCCGGATCAGGTCACGGGCCTCCTCGCAGATGGGGTCCACGCCGTAGCCGCAGGTCTGGACCAGATTGGTGTCCGTCAAAGCCTGAAGAACCTGGGGATGCGCGCCTTCGCTGTAATCGTTGCGGAAGCTGTACATGAAAAAAACCTCTTTTCTGTAATCGGATTGTTACCGCTTGTTTCTTGAACATTATAGCATAACTTCCATACCCCTGTCAAAACAACATGTTCAGCTTACAGAGGAGCAAGATTTACACCACATTTACACCAATTGAATTAGGCACCAAAACGTGGAATTTACACCGATCATTTTACCCTTTGATAAACACGCAACCCTTGTATGCTTATCAAAGCGCAAAATATTGCTTGAGCCGTATCCAAACCTCTGCTATAATAAAGCCATCAAAAGGGAAGGCAGGTTTGATATGAGTAGACATTGCCGCAAACTCAATGATATGTCCTACTGCTCCGAGTACGGCCTCACCGCTCCGGTATGCGGCCACAAAATTACCGTGTTGGCGATCTGCTCCTGTAAGGAATCAGAACGCAAATTCTTTCATGACGCCCCATTGTACGAAGTGACCTTGGTATTCTCTGCGACAGATAGTGGAGTATGGCAACTCTATGCATCCAAGTGCTTTGGGCAACGCAAACTATCACAGGCAAACATCGACGACTATATCGCTCACTATGTTGACGACATGGCCGAGTCCGCCGACTTTCAGACAATGGTCAAAAACTATGTGGCCCGCGAGTGCGCGTAATCGTAAAAAATAAGGGTACGAATATCGGATTGCTCCGGTAAACGTACCCTTTATTTTAACGCATTTTACTCCAAGAAATCATTCTCAGCCAAGCATCTCTCGTATTCACTCACGATCAGCTTGATAGTCGACTGCGCCTTTTGGTTCTTAAAATCAGGATGGGTTTTGCAGTAATGCTCGTATTCTGTGATGTCCTGAATGGCATCGTCCCAGTGCTCCTTACTGTGCCTCTGCCGATGACGAACCTCATCGCCGAACCGAAGAATTCTTCTGCGCGCATTTTTCGCGTTCCGCTCATCTTCCTCGACATTGTGCTTCTCTTCACCACGGCGCAGCTCGACGATTTCAGACTCCAACTTATCGACTTTTGCAATAACATCCTTGTTAATCGCACGGCCAATCGCACTTGCCGCAGCAGACCAAGGATTGATTTTGATGGGCGCGATCTGGACTAACCCGGTCGCCGCGACCAAGATAACAGCACCCCAAGTGGCATACGAGCCAATGGGAATCTTCGCAAGTTCAGACAGTCCGCTCATCGGATCACCGCCTTATTCAGCGGTAATGCCGACGGCTTCTTTGTTCAGAACCTTAGAAGCCGCGCAGATGTCGTCAATCAGGGCAGAGATCTTCGCCAGAGCGGCGTCGTCCAGATCATAGTTAATATTGGCCGCACTGGTGCGGATCATAGCCATAACCCACTCCTTACGGGTAGCGCCGTCCGTGAACTTCTCCTCGGCGACCTTCATGTACTCGATGGCCATGCGCATCAGCTCATTCCAATTCTTCTCCTTGGTTGCAGCCTTGACATACTCAATCAGCTTCACACCCAGAGGAATCAGAGTTGCCAGACCGACAAGCAACTCACAGATCATTTTCACCCAATCCAGTTCCATAACGATACCTCCATCAGTTTAATAATGCCGCCCAAGTATCCGTGCCGACAATGCCGTCTGTGGACAGATGATGAGCGGACTGAAATTGTTTGATTGCAATTGCGGTTTTGGGACCATAAATGCCATCGGTGCTAAGGCCGACACGCAGATTAGCATTAAGGATCGCCTGCACAGCCTTCACAGCATTTCCTGTGGAGCCGGGTACAACCTGTACACAGGACACCGACACCTTCTTCACAGCGGGCTTCTGTACGGGCTTCACGGCACCGTCATACAGCGGACGATAAGCACCGTTCACCAGTGCAATATCCCTCTGCTTGCGGTAAACACCGTCGCCGTTAGATTGGCTGCCAGAGCCGGCGGCGGAGGTATTTCCCTCAATCGTGGTCAGCACAGAACCATTGACGCTTTCTACGAGCGCAATATGATCCGTTTCACAGCCAGTCTTAGGGAAGTTCAGAATGACCAGATCCCCAGACTTGTATCCAGATGTGACCCACTGTTTCTTAGACTGTGCATAAGTTTTCAGAGCCGAGCAGGACGCGATCTTTTTGCCTCCATAGAACAGAGCACTTAATCCAGCCGTCTTAAAGACCCACCACTGGAAGAGCACGCACCAAGGTACACCGTCAAGACCGTATGCTTTGCCATACTTGGTTTTGTTGCCGGGACCTTCCTTGTAGCCAATTTCCTTAGCGGCGACAGACAGAACCTTCTCAATCTGTGTCATTTGCCTCACCGTCGTCTTTTGGCTTGCGGCCTTCCAGAATCTTCTTCAACATCAGCAGGCCGACTTCAACGCCCCACAAAGTAAAAAACCACTGGATGAGGGTCGAAGCCTCATTACCAGTGATCGTGAATACCACCATCTGCCAAATTGTAAAGATGGTGACCTGAATAAATGCGAGCAGAAGCACCCGCTTCATGAACTGCTTTTTGGTTACTCTTTTACCCATGACACACCTCCTGCATTTTTTCTCTCGTGGCCCGTCCAACAATACCGTCCACAGCCAGACCATACTTGGCTTGGAATTTCTTCGCAGCTCGCTGTGTCCCGGCGCCAAAGATGCCGTCCGCCTTAATAGTGGGAGCCACAGTCTTTGCCAAATGCCACTGCACCCATCTCACCGTATTGCCTGTATTGCCCCGGCGCAGTGTCGCCGTAGGAACAGGATATGGACATGCAACAGGAACAGGAGTGGGGGAGACAGGCTTCTGGACGGTGTCCTTCTTGTACCAGACACAGATCCAATAGGAGACTCGGCGGCGCTCAGACTGGTAATATTTCTTACCGTCATACATCTGGGAGCTGCCGCCTGCATCAAGCATAATGGCGTCCAGACAGCCATTAGACTTCATCTTGGAACGCAGGGCAGTAGGGGAGAGAGCACCATTGCCGTCATTGGAGACGAACAGGTGCAGATTGTCATGGTCGCAGCCGATGCCGGTGCGGCCACGGACGCCGCCCTGATCCGGCTGATAGTTGAAGATGGTATTGGCACCGCCCTTCAACATAGCGGAGCAGGCCAGAACGTTCTTGTACTTCTCCATGTCCTTTGAGTGGATCATCTTGATGTCGGAGCCGACATTCCATGCGAGACACCAATATCCATCTGAGTGGTTGGCAATCGTCTTGCCGTTGATCCGGAGAGGGATATCGACTACCTTACCGGTCTTCATGCTGTACAGGCCGCCATTGATGGCGGCATCGCATTTATGCTGTGCGACTACTTGCTGCAATGTCAGCTTGCAGTCGGTTTTTACGATTTCGATTCGTGCAATTTTTGTGCGTGGAATTTTGAGATACATCAGCAGCACCTCCTGAACATGCTTGAGTTTTCAGCCTAAATGACTTATAATAATACTATCCCGTCTGCGGAGAAGTTGGCCGCACCATCAACTTGATGAATGGGAGCTGATGTCATGAAGAACGAGATGAACATTGTTGTGATCTGTACCAGATGCGGCACATTAGCGCCGTATGATCCGCCAGGCGGCAACCATCCATGGGGAACGTGGCATTGGCATCAGCCGTGTCCGCGCTGTGGAGCGGAGCAATGGGCGGCGCATGATCCCACTTGTGATTGGCGTACAGGCCGCCCTCTGACAGATGATGAACAATAAGGCGAAATTACGTGAAAATAGGGAAGAGGGCGGTAAAACCGCCCTCTTTTTGCGTCCGATAAAAGTAGAATTTTATTCACTATACCACCTCACCGCATCGTTGCCTCCTGCTTGATCGTTTCCGCACTGTTCAACTCTAATGAGATCTGTAATCACTTTCACCTGATTCACAGCACCACCCTTATTACATTTTTAAGGAGAATTTACTATGGAACCAAAAGTTGAGCTATACACCGCAATCTGCACGGCCATGGATCGGCCGGACGCAAAGACCGCAATATGGGAGATCCTTTCCGGCTATACCGTCACCGCCACCGCCGCCTGCTCCAGTTTGGAGGACAGCGTCGCAGAATTTCTCGCCGCTAAAAGAGCCGACAGTCTGTCCGAAAAATCCATCCAAAATTATCGGCAGATACTTGGTTTGTTCCGCCAGTGGCTGGATCTGCCGCCCACCCAGATCACCACCGATCACATTCGGCGGTGGTTGAGCTATTTAAAGGAGGAGCGCCATATGAAAAAGGGTAGTGCGCAAACCTACCTGAATTGCCTCCGCAGTTTTTTTGGTTGGCTCCAGACTGAGGAGAAAATACAGCGCAACCCAATGAATCGCATTCGCAGCGCCCGTATCGACAAGAAGCACACTCGGCAGCCTCTCACTCGAGAGGAGGTGGAGCGGTGTCGTGCTGTACTGGAAACACCCAGAGAGCGGGCGATCTTTGAACTATACCTTTCTACCGGTTGCCGCCTGTCGGAGTTGGTAAACATACCGACCAGCTCCGTAGACTTCCAATCCCGTACCATAGAGGTCTGCGGCAAGGGTGATAAAATACGTACTGTGTATTTCAGCATTCGAGCAAAGTTGGCGCTCCAATCCTACCTTACTCACAGCAAGAATAAATCCGTCTTGCTTTCGTGCAACTCAGCTCCCTACGGGCCGCTCGGTAGTCAGGCGATCGAAAAAATCATTAAGGGCATTGGAGCGAGGGCTGGCCTATCAACTCCACTACATCCCCATAAACTCCGGCACACCTTTGCTACAAGTGCGCTCAACTCCGGAATGGATATTGTGGTGATCCAGCAGCTGCTTGGCCACTCAAACCTCGACACTACGCAGATCTATGCGCAACTCTCACGGGAGGCCATCCGCCATAGCTATAACAGGCTGTGTGCGTGATATAACTTCGGCTAACAAGGCTCCCGGCGGGTACGGGCTGGGGGCAATATGGAATCAAGCCCCAGAGAATGATGCAAATCAAATTCCGGGAACAGGCTGGTTTGTAGCGCATCAAAATACCCCGAATAGCGGGTGGTGGATCATCCAAGAAATAACTGATGGTACCGCCGTCCGCTACCAATACGCTTTTAATAAAGAGTACAACAGTGGGGTACCAGGGACCATCGTCTGTTTACGAAGCAAACAACAAAATAAAGACTGGTTCCCATGGGAATGGATCAATCCACCTATGGATCTGAACACGGAATACCGGACTACCGAGCGGTATATGGGCAGGTCAGTATACAAAAAGCTGGTCGCTCTTGGAGAGGCCCCATCCACTAAAGGCACCAAGGAAATTTTCCCATTCGGTGAAGATTATAACGCTGGAACCTATAACGTGTTTTCTGTTGATGCCCACATTTCCAACACCCCAAGTGACGCAGGCTGGACAATTACCATGCCATATTTTGACAACGGTAACCTTACGGTCAATATAGTATTTTCTGGCAGGCGGATTGATTTTTATTCCAGTGGCATGACAGGATATTATGGTTTCGCGCTACTGAAATACACAAAGGAGGCTGACTAAAGGCCGTTCATGTTAGTCTGCTGTCTTTGTGTACCAAATCGTGCATTGCGCTGTTCCGCCGGTCTCTGCAAACCACTGATCATCTGTGCGTAAAGTAATTCCGGTGTAGTTCACAAATACATAAATACTGGCGTTGTTTACTTTGCGGCCAATTTCATGATAAGGAAGCGCAAAAGTGTTTCCGCCAATATCTACATTGCCAGTCCACGAAATGATCCGGCTTATACCCGGGCAGGAAAAACCGATGGTTTTGTTAGTATTAACGTCAGGAACGGCACCGCAATCAATGAGCTTGCAATACACCGGCTTGCCTAAGTATCGTTCCGTGGTGCGATACTCAGTGCCCAACTCCATGGGCGGGTTGATCCATTCGACGGGCTGCCACTTCCCGTTATCCTTCAGCATTCGCCACAATCCGTTGGTAGTGCCTCTCGGGTCAGGCGAAAGGCCGATCAGTGATGCGCTCGTCCCCAATATTTTTGATAAAACAGCAACGACATTTCCGGCCCCATAATATTGGCCTGTTGAGATTGGGCCACGTGCATAAATACGTTGCGATGTTCCGTCTGGCATATCGGCAAGTAACACATCAAGCTTGCCACAGTATGTTTCATAGGTGTCTTCGGCGTCGGATGCGAGCACATCTTTCATCGCTTCACCCCACCCAAACCCGCCGGGAGCCTTGTTAGCCAAAGTCGTATTAACATCTCGCAGCTCATCAGAAGAAGCAGCGCCAATGTCACTGGCTTTGGTTGGCACAGTGATATCAATCGTCTTATCAACAGATGCATTTGCGCTGAATGTGCCAACCTCAGCGCCGTTTTTCTGAATAGTCAGTTTGGCGTCATTAGCCGCAGGGATGTCAAGTGCTGCTTTGACATCAGCATGGATGTCGTTTCCATTTACATCTTTCAGAGCGCCGCCATCCAGCAGAACGCCCTTGTCCCATTTATCGGGCTTGGTTACACTTCCGGCAAGGCCGGAATACTGGTCAATCAGCTCGTCGCCGACAGTGCCGCCCAGCTTTGTGATCAGAGTTTTCAGCGTATCCTTTGCGCCGCCGATCACTCTGCTAATTTCAGATCCAAGCGCCATGTGATTCCCTCCTTCAATTCTAAACAGTAAGAGGGACTGGGCGGTTAAGCTCAGTCCCTCGATATTTAGCTTGATGTAATTTGTTGCGTCACAATAGCAACATTGTTCCCAATAGGCTCACCTCCAGATGTCAATTGCAGATTGTGCGTTTCCGGATCATATACAAGATTGTCCGCTTTTGTGCTTTGCAAATGCGCTACCTTCTCGTCAAGTAGATCCAGCCGCCCTTTATCCTGGTCAGAGAGATATTCGTTGATGTTTTTGCGCTCCAGTACAGGAATGACGGCCTCGCCAGTTTCCAATACGACATCGTTTCCACGGCTGATGGCCGTCAGCCACAATGTCAGCGTGCCGCATTCGCAAGTCAGGCGAGATGATACTTTTAAACGATAACGATAGTAATTCTCATCATATGGAATTGGGTCCATTTCAATTTCCTCTGAATGGCCACTACCGGAAGGGGTGACGTAGCGCATCAGCAAAGAGCAATCGGCCATGTCGGTTCCTTCATACGTGCGCGGCAAAAGAAACACCAACGTATCCGCGTTTCTTTCATTCTGGTAGATCGTTCCGCGCACCGTGGTGATCAGTTCTTTCCCGTCCTCCATTTTAAGTGCATACATAGTGTCTCACCTCTTTCATAACAGGTGTTGTCTCTTAAATTTTGGACAATGCAGTCTCCATAACTTCTAATTTCTTCGCAATGTCCCAGATGGCTTTGTCGATCAGTTGCATATTAGAAGTTCCTTCTGGCCCGCTCAGTGCTGCAATATAGTCACGGCGCAAGGTCGTGTCATACTCAGTCGCAGGAAGAAGTGCAAGGCCAAGATGTTCTGTTTTAGTCATCAGACCACCTCCGTGAACATAAAGTCGGACATTACATCGTCCATGAATCGACTCATAGGAACGTCAATGTCGGTTCCAACGTAGAGTGGTGCGATCATATAGCCGATACCGCTCGAATGAAGCAATAGTTCTGACTGATGGGGAACCCCGTTGGACGTCATGGTCGGCAGCAAACAGGAAGAGCGCAATGCCAAGCCCGCAGCCCCACTTGCAACAGAATCCAGAAAACCAAGAGCGTTATCTGTGCGTACCGTCAAAAGAGCTGCGTTCGGAACGCCAAATGCACGCAGTTGGCCGTCGGGCCGAAGGCTTACCAGAGTCATTGTGCACGGGGATGGTACCAACTCACTCCCTTGTTGTAAGCCGTCAACTCTCAACGCACCCATGTTCTCTGGCCCAAATAAAACGAGCGAATAACGCTCTCCCGTGTCTTCTGGTCCAAATAAAACGAGTGAATAACGCGCCCCCATAGTTAGTCTCCAATCAGAGAAAACTTGAGTGCGTGCGGCTTAAAATAAAACTGGGTGTCCTCTTGTACAATCCGAGGCTTCTCCATCTGGTTTGCCAGCAAAACAGTTCCGTTTTCATCGTACAAAACATAGTGTGTCAGCGTGCCCCAATCTGCGGTGCATACGGGATACATGATGCTTTCCGTATTGTCGATCACGCCGATATTTTGTGCTGATAGTGTGGTGAGTTCAACGCGAGCGTACCCGCCGCCAACGGGCTCTGTGACACCGTTTCCGTCTGCGTCAGGAGCGGTCTGACTTAACCCCAAAAAATATTTGGTCGGAAGTGCGGGGGACGTTTTTGTGCCAAACACATTCCCCATGATCCGGTCAAGAAAATTATTTGTAACCATAGTGCCTCCTTAAATAAAATCTTTGTTGCTGTTCGCGGTGATATGCATCATTCCACGGAAAGGAATCGCAATGCGTTCACCTTGCTTGATCGTCAGCGTATAAAAATAAGACCCCGCCATATTGACGGTGTCCTGTGGGTCAAGTGTAAATGTCAGGAGGCAGCGGTTACCATCCTCATCTTCTTCTACATTAACCACCTTGCTGATCAGCGGAGATCCGGTTGGATTCACATAATCATCAACCGCCAAACACGCAGTTCCAAAAGTGATATTTTGCACACCACCGCTTGGCAGATATAATGTCCATGTGCGCGTTTGTGTGGACCCTCCAATAAAATTCCATTCTGGGAGGGAATACAAATCAAATTGCATATCACACCTCCATTCCTTAGCCGCCGACATTGACCGGAAACTCACAAGTAAAGGTAAACGTGCCAGTGCCAGTCAATGTCAGCTCATTGTCACCACGCAACAGGCGCGGGAACTTAAAGTTGCAGTAGGGATACAGATTCAACCCGGCCTCACAGGTCAGCACACCTTTGTCACTGTCGAGCAAAATCGCCCCAGCTCCGGTAGGGATGCCATCCAGAGTGAAGCTCCGGTTGTTATCTGTCTTATTGACAACGGAAAACTTGGTGCCGCCACTCTGCTTGATGGACAGAACGGGGGAGTAGGGATCATTGGCGGAACTGTCACTGTGAAGCTTCACCGTAGCCGTGCCGTTTACCTCGTAAGTAAAGGACTTCGGCAACAGATAACCATATGGAGAATCGCAGTGCACCTTGCACTGGAAACCCCAGTGCCGTCCGCCGACCTCGACAGCCTCCAAGTCTGTAATGTAGCACCTGTAGCGTACCGCAGAGAGATCGTCTTGGATCACTTGCAGCCACCGGTAATCACGGTGTCCGGTCAGCCATGATGCGATCCGCTGCATCTCACAGCGGTCATACTCGCCGATAGAGCTTTTACGCTCCTCGTTGACCCCGAATACCAATGTGAATTCCAGAGAATCTTCCATGGCGCCGCCATAGCAATAAGAACTGGTGCGGCGATACGGCCGCTCCTCGAACATCTTTACATCAGATGCCCATGCGGTATTGCTCTGTGATGCGTTGTCAATTTTGTAGTACAGGCACAGTCCATATTCGTAGCTGGAAGTGCCGTCAAAGATAAACTCGGTGCCTAAAAAGCTCATGCAGCACCTCCTGTCTGTTTACTTTTTCTGCTTAGGCTCCACAGCCTCCGCCTGTAACTCGCCGATCACTTCACGCAGAACCGTCATGGAAGCGGCGAGAGTGGAAATATTGTGGAAGCCTTGGACTGTCATTGAGTCCAAGGCATTGAACACCTGCGCCAGCTTGTCCACTGACGTCATATTCTGTTGCGTCATAAAAATCTCCTTAAAATCCGCGGTTCTTCCTGTTGTTCAGACTGTCTCTAATGCCATTGAAGAAAGAAACACTCATACTCGTTGGTACAACGGGAACGTTGGAGGCTCCAAGCGTGTTCAGCATATTCACGATGCACTGCGCCTGATAAGTCAACATCTTCTGACCAGCCGTGGCCGATGCCCCGTTGATGTCACGCACGTTCAGACTGATTTCCAAATAACTGGCGACTTCTTCTATCCGCTTAACGAACTTGTTCCACTCGGCAGCACCCATATAATAGGCGTAGTATGATCCATCTGCTTGCTTGACCATGGGAGGCTTGCCGCCGACAGTCATGTTGTAGGGCTTTTTGACTCCGTTCAAATACAGATAGCCAGACCAATCCCAGTCAGCAGGCCGAGCGGATATCCACTGTGCGTAGAATGTGGCATCGTATGACGTGCTGATACTTGTGACGATTGAGCCATCCGCACGAGTCGACCATCCTTGGAATTGGTAGCCTCTTGGCGGTGTGAATTCACAAGAGCGTGGTGTCACCGTGATTGTTGTCGGTAATGTCTGTGCTGTGTTATAGTACATCGTGCCCGGAACTGTCGACGAAGCCATAGTGCCAGAACCGCCGTTTGAGTTATAAGACACGCGGATGCCGGCTGTGTTCTGATAGACAGCGTAGAAGACGCACTTGCTCTGTGAGACTGCAACATACTGATTGCCGCCCGTAAGGCCGGAGCCATTGTTAGCTGTGTCGCTGCGCCAACCGATAGGGGAGAAAGCACGGTCAACTACTGTGATGTTGCCTGCTGTCATAGCCGGTGTCTGCACGGACTCATACTCAGTAGTCTGTCTGGACGATGACGTGTTATAGGCGTATCCAAGCAACTTACGGTAGTTTGGCGTAGCAGACATATTGTAGCCATAATAGAAGGTGACACCGGTGGGGTCTTCGTACTTCCAGATTGCGTATAGATGCACGTCATCGTACCCAGTCGCGGTATATGAATCTCCGGCGTAGTAATCTGGGACCTTATCGCCTGTGGATTCTGCCCAGCCATAAAACGTAAAGCCGCTCGGAGCAGTGAAAAAATTGCCTCCATCGCGAATAGAACCATCGCCTTGGATGGTCTGCCTGCGCGGTGTTGCACTTCCGGAGTGATACACAAGATCTTGCTGATATTCCTGAACGCTGTCTGTTGTGATATCGATTGAGTTATTCTTAAATGGGAGCGGTTGCCAATTAGCGTCGTAAACAATAGCAGAGCAGGTGTATGTTCTGCCCGATCTCAATCCTGTGTAAGTGTGCTTTTGCGACGTGCCTGACAGCGTATAGTATTTGTCCCGATCTCCATCGATATAAAACTCGCAATATTTTGCCGTTGATGCAAGGCCAGATACGCGAACTGTAATTGAGCTTTCAGTTGTGCTTACTTCTGTAATCTGTGCCATCTATCAAGACCCCCAAACTGCCACAACATTACCACCAGAACCAACGTCTTTCCAGTTTTTGCCGTCTGTCGTATAATGGCAACCAGAAGAATCGACACGAATCATACTTTTGTCATTATAACTCATGGTGGCGCTGTTAGATGTGGTGGTCACATCAGAGCGAGAACCAGACGAATTGGACGTCAATCTGGCACCGCCGTCGGTTGCAATCACGTAGTTACCGTCGCTATTGAATGTGATCGTGCCGTCATCAAGTGTGCCGCCAGAAGCCATGGCAACACCGAAGGTGGTCATAGTCGTCGGACCCCATCCGTCATCAACGATAGCGCGGCCCTTTGCACGCCCCATATAACCGTCACTCAAACCAACCTTGAATGCACGTGTTGCTTTAATGTTATTGCCGGTGATTTCTGGCGACTCAATAGACGCGCAACCCAATTTTGTCGTGGTGATTGCGTAGGCCCTGCCTAATAGATTTTCGGCATCTTGATCCGTGTAAGAATCATATTCAGGCAAATTATCGCCCCATGTGATCGTACCACCGGACAAATTGATATTGCCCTGCATGGTCACGTTACCATTGGAGTCAACCATGAAGTTGTCGTAATTCCTACCACCAATGCCGAGGCTGACACCCTTGATAGCACCACCATTAGCGCCAACCAATTCGCCTTCGAGTTTGGTTGCTTTGAGCGTGCCGGAGAACTCACCGGATGTGGCGTAGACTTTACCTTCCAAGTACACGTTGCCTTTCATGTCCACCCAAAATTTCGCCTTCGGGCGGTCGGTGCCAACCAGTTCATCAATATACTGGACAGAACTCCCTTTAGTGGTCTTGACGCCGATGATGTCGCCGTTCTCGTTGTACTCAAAAATGCCATTCTCTTTGACATCATTGCCTGCCGTGATTCCCAGTGTTGGATGTAAGCCAATCTGTCCTACATTGGTCACGCCGTTGTAGGTGTACTGACTCACAAGATCAAAGTTGGCGTTATAAAGCTTCGCACCATCGCCATCAACGCGGAACAGGACAGCCTTGCCGTCCTTGCTGATTGCCTCAATCATCAGACTTTCCCCGGCGAGAATTTTGCCAATCAATGCCGGAGCACAAATACCCCACAATTCACCGGTCGGATTGCTCGGCGTGATAAAGTTCGGGTCAATGATCTTGCCAATCGCCATTTCGGCGGACTCCCAATTGTCGCGCGTAAAAACGATGTTGTTTTTCGTCATCCAGATCTGCTCATTTTTGAAGCCTCCTGAACCATCTGATTCGCGGAGTCGGACGCCGGTCTGATCGATACGAATATCTTGGTTTTGCGAAGAGAGAATCGCGTTTCTAGACGCATCAAGAGCGTTGGTATATAGATTCCGCAAAGCGGAAGATGCGCCTTCGTTTACAAAAGCAGAGCTCGTGTATTTGCTTGCGTCAAGTTGCTTGCCTGCGGACACGCTCTCGCGCAAAATCTGGCTTGGGCTCGGCGACAGCTTACCTGCAGTAAATGTGTCGTCGAACAACAACTCAAAGTTAGTCGGATCTTCAAAGTCAAATTGCGCACCTGTACAGATCGGCTCCAAAATCATATCGTCGCCGAGATTCAGGTAGATCCTCTTGCCAAGTTCTAACTGCTTGCGAAAAATATCAAAGCCATCCGCCGCAAAGAAATCGCAAGGGGAGATGGAGAACGTGTAGGTTGGTTTTGACATGCGATCCAACAGCTCAACCGCATAGTCGAACAGATCCCACTCGACAGTTCTCTGGTCGAAGTCGCTGTTGTTTTTTGTCAGATAAAAATGTCCGTCGTCAAACACGATATCCAAACTTTCGCCGACAGAATATGCGCCAGTCTCAGCATCCAGCTGTACGTCGGTAGTCAGCTTCGAGGCGTGACCAGTCAGGGTAATGCACCCGTTATCATAAGCCGTGCCGTTATAGTCGCCGGAGGCCACATAGCCAGTCAGCACGATGGACTTATCCGCAGAGTTATATTCAACAATCAGTCGCACGACGTCTGCGTTAAGAGCCTTACCGCTCACCGTGCAGACCACTTTGCCGCCAATAGCGGAATACGCCTCCGTCGTCTCGGCGTGCTCAACACACGTAACCTCAGAAGCCGATAAGGACAACGAGCCAAACGTAAATGAGGTGGATGCGTCGACCGTGTTGTACGACTCGACAACCGGCACCACGAAGGAACTATCTGACATGGAAAATTCCTTCGTATAGCGATCCATGACGATCCGGTCTGTTTTAGAGAACTGTTGACCGTCCGCAGTCTTGTAGTTCTCAAACTGCAAACTGGAATTAACCGCTCGCATCTGAGTAACCAAAGACGAAATCTCGGACTCGATAGACGCGATCTCCGCTTCCTGGGCAGCGATCAACTGCTTCTGCTTCCGGATGCCAGCCGCATGTTCTGACAGGGGCTTGTTTGGCGTCACACCTTGCGCCGAAGCGTCCACATCGACAGACTGCAACGTTTCCAACGCGGACAGCTCGCCGTTTAAGTCAGCAAGTTTCGCCTTGGCTGTTTCATTTCGCGCAATCAGGATAGCGTGTTGAACGCTCATGCGGAAATAGGATGTGCGAGCCTTCGTGAAGTCCTTTTTCCACGATGACCACTTGTCCGCCAGCTCTTTGCCGACATTAGCCTCCGTCAGATAGTAGCTGTAATCATACAGCACGTTGCCGCCCAACGGGTTTGCACTGCGGATGTCTACGCCATCGGCGCCGGTCGGCTCAATGCAAGTTGTGATGTCCTCTGTGTTCTCGGTGATGTTGATCTCCTTCACCAAATTGTCAAAGGAAAGGTAGACTTGCTTTGTCGGAACGAAGGACGCTGTACTGACCGCGTTGATCCTACGATGCAGTGTGTCGAAATCAATAATGCAGCTGAATGTCTGCTGACAGGTCCCTTTCATGAAATCATAAATGTTGGACCCATCTTCTTCAAATGTGCGGTAGCGGTTCCATAGATTCTTGTCGATGGAACCCACAGCCCATCCTGGCATTCGTTCCAGTATGCGACCAATAACTGTGTTATCCGGCGCGGCAGGATTCCAAAAATTATAAGTACGATTTTCGAAAGAAATGTTCTTTCTGGTAAACTCGTACTCAATCGACTGTGCCTCGCACGTCTTGATTTCTTTGATGCCGTCGCCGACTGTTTCCGGTTGAACAAGCGTGAAGTATCCGACGTCCGGCCATTCAATGATTTGGAACCCAACCAACTTCTCATAACGTGGTGTGCGAGCACCGTCCGCCCAAGCAGGATAGTCGAACTTTACCGTAGACAGCTCATTGAAGTTGAGCGCAGCCTCTGCATTAAACGCATAAGTCAACGGTTGGATACGTGTACCGTCTACGTCGCACAAGATCAGAAGAGGAGGCTCATTCGCCCGAATTTTGGAAAAATCTACGACCATCACGGCCTCCTTTCAGATATGAGAAGAGACCGCCAAACGGCGGTCTCTCACAATCGATGTCAAAATAGATACATGGTGTCATCATCCATGACTCCAACGAGTACAGGATGCGCCATGATCATATATTTTGGATTTTCATATTGGTCGGAATGATGCTTGAACGCGCGACCGGGACCTTTCCCAATCGAAAGATTCTCGTATGTAATCGGATCTCTACCGGGGAATAACTCCTGTGCGGCGGCGCGCAAAGATTTATCATTCTTCTCCGTTGCGTGCAAATAGATTTCCTGAACTTCTTCAAATGAGAAGTGAGGTGTTTTCGCGTTACGAATAAAGTTCATACCGTCCCTCCATATTCATCATATGGCTATTGTGGACTACCGCGCAACGAAAGTCAAGTGCGATCCGTCCCCGGGGGGGGGAGCGGCGCAGGGAGGGGCGCCGCCGCTCGAACATCTTCTGGCTCCTCTTTTCGGGCAATATTCTGGTTCGGAAAGGAGCCTCGG